CCTTCAACGTTCCGGCCGGAGAGTGCTGGGGGAACCCCTCCCTCCTCCCCGTCCTGGAAGACGTGCGGGAATACCGTCGGTGTGAAGAGTACGTGATCAAGCTGCTTTACAAGCACTTGAACCCGCTCCTCCACCACAAGGTGCCGGACAACACCGGTCTCGGGGTCGGCCGTCAGGAAGACGTAGACGCCGCCGCTGCCGCCCATGCGGTCATTGCGCCGGATGGTCTCATCGTCACCCCACCGGGCCACGAGATCACCATGTTGGGAGCCGAGAGCCACGCCCTCCGGGGCGAAGGCTACATGGAACTCCTGAAGAGCCGGGTCTACGCCGGGCTCGGAGTCAACCAGCTGGTCATGGGCGAAGGCGAGACCACCACCACGGGGTCCGCCGACGTCATGACCGCCAACATGCACAACCGGGCCAAGCTGTACCAGCGCCAGTTGGGCGAACTCCTCACTGAACGGGTCCTGTTTGAGCTGATGATGGAGGGGGGTTACGATCCCCTGAACCGGTTGGACCTGGTGACCTGGACCTGGAACGACATTGAGACGGAGGCCCAGATTGCCCGCGAGAACCACACGATCCAGAAGTGGACCAACAACCTGCTGACCCTCTCCGAAGCCCGCCGAGAGATCAAGAAGAAGCCGTTGACGGACCAGGAACTCCAAGAGACGTACACCTATGTGGTCACCATCCCTGAGATGGAAGCCGCTGCCGAGGCGAAAGCCCGTAGCGAACCCGGTACTACCGGAGCCAGTAAGCAGTCTGCGAGTCGAGCCCGACCCAGTAACCAGCATGGCACCCGCACCGGACCCAAAATACGACCGAGGTAATCTCTGGGCCCTGCGCCCGTCCAATTTGCCCCGCCTGCGGGAACTGCAGGCCTCCTTGGAGCAGAGTGAGGACGACCGCCTCCAGACCTCCCTGTCCCTCTTCCAGGTCTTCATGGACAACGCGCCGCTCCTGGCCTGGATGAAGGAGTACTCGGACGACCCGGAGGCTTACGGCACCTACGTCTACATGTCCCGGCCGTTCACGGAGCGGTTCAACCTCTCCTGGGCCGACGCCTACGGCCAGACCGACCTGGACCTCTGGGGTCCCCAGCTGGCGGACCAGTTCCGCCGCAACGACCGGTACGTCCTGCAGACCGGCGAGGTCTTGGAGACCGTAGAGAACGGGATCTGGGACGGTCGGGATTATGTGTGGTTGATCGTCAAGTTTCCTTTCTTGGGCAACAGCCCGAGCCGCTACGTGGGAGGGATCGGTCTCGAACTTCCGGACCTGACGCGTCTGCAGGAACGGATCCAACAGAACCTCTACCGCCTGGCCCACCTGGACTAAGGAACCCACGTATGCCGCCCAACATCCCCGACGACGGATGGAAAGAGTACCAACGCCTGGTGATCGCCGAGCTAGAGCGCCACAACAACCTCCTCGAAGATCTCCGCCACGAAATTGGTAACCTCCGCACCGAGATGGCAACCCGCAACGAACTCCTCACCCTCCAGAACACCGTGACCAAGCACCAGATTGAGGTCGGGGGCCAGCTGTCCGCCCTCCAGGTGAAAGCCGGAGGCTGGGGGGCCATCGCCGGAGGGTTCGCCGCCATCGTGCCGGTCCTCCTCACCCTCCTCTTCAATTTTGGCCGGAAATAATTATGGCCCACCTCGATCCCCAGCAGTTACACGTGGAGCACGTCTGCACCATGGCGGTGCCCCGACGGCTGTCCCAAGAGTTCCTGGAGTCCCACAACCAGGCCCTCCCGGAGTCGATCTTCCCGGACCTCCGGGTCCTGACGGCGGACCGGGCGACCCGGAACAAGACCTTCTATCCGGAAGCTTCCCTCCGGGGCAGCACCGCCAAAGGTTCCGGCCTGATCTCCTTTGTCCGCCCCTACGCGGTCCCGATCATCCGGGATCACAACACCGGGGGTGGGATGTTCGGTGGGGAGTCCAGCGAGGTGTACGGCCGGGTGTTCAAGCCCGCCTCCTTTGTGAAGGACCTGGGCGAAGGCTACATTCGGGCCATCCCGAAGATCACCCACCCGGAGGCGATTGAAGCGGTCCTGACCGGCCGCTGGCTGACCGTCTCCCTCGGCTCCCGCTGTGAGTCCGTGAAGTGCTCGATCTGCCAGCAGGAGCTGACGGAAGAGTTCTGCGACCACGAGAAGGGGAAGCTGTACGAGGTGGGCGAGGGCAAGAAGGCCAAGAAAGAGCCCGCCCTCTGGGTGATTGGCCCGATCTACGCCAAAGAGATTTCCTTTGTCATCACCCCCTCGGACGAACGGGCCGGGGTCCTCAACCCAGATACCAGTCTGAAGGAATCGGCCGGTTCCGGCTCCCTCGCCCGGATGCTGGTCGGTAACCGTCACGGGGCGTTTGACCTGATGACGGGGGTCCGCTTGCAGGAGAGTGCCCTCCCTCAGGAACTCCTCCCCACCTCCCAGCGGGCGAACTTCTATTTCCGGGGTTGGGGTACCTAGTGCCCTCCCCCTCTCCCCTGCAAGGCCTTTCGCATGACCTTTAACGCCGAACAGAAGCAGCAGTACGCCGCCATCCTCTCCGACACGGAGTACGCGGTGGAGTTTGGTCTCTACCCGCTTCCTCAGAATGCCGAATCGTTGACCCTCACGCTTCAGCAGCTGGGGGAGATGCCCCACACGCCGGAAGAGGCGAACCAGATCCGGTACCGCCTCGGCGAGGCCGCCAAGGCGTTCCTCTCGGCGGAGGAGCTGGCCACCGCGTTCGGGGATCAGACCCTGACCGAGTGTGCCGACCCGGTCGAGATCCAGCTCACCAAAGAAAACTATGGGCTGGTCTACCCGGCGGTCCAGGTGGCTCTGGACTCCCTGGCCATCCCGACCCTCACCGCTGTGGAAGGGGAATCGGAAGCCCGCATTACCTCGTTCACGGAGGCGCTGGACGCCCGGATCCAGACCCGGGTGGAAGCGGCGGTCGAGACCCTGAAGGGCCTCATTGAAAGCCGCAGCGTCAGTGTCGAGTTCACCGCCGAGTTCGTGGAGCAGCTGGCCGAGAAGGTCCGCAACCAAGCCTCCGTGGACGAACGGGTGACCGACCTGGAGACCCAGCTCCAGGAGTCCGAGACGGCGCGCAAAGCGTCCACCGCCACCCTGGTGGCGTTCTACATGACCCAGCTCCGCAAACCCCTGGCGCGGGGCAAGTCCCGGGAAGAGCTGGAGCAGTCCCTCGCTACCCGCACCCTGGAATCCCTGCAGGACTCTCTGGCAGACCTCTGCGCCGAGTTCGACGCAGGCGGGGCTCCGGCCGGACCGCTCCCGAAACTCCAGGATCCCACCCAGCCGGGCGTCACCGAAACCGAGGAAGCACCTGCGACCCCTCTGGCGGAAGCGGCTCCCCAAACGGCAGACACCGATCCCGAAAAGATTCGGGCCTCGGAACTTCCCCAGGAAGAGGGGGAGGCTGAGGACATCATCCAGATCCTCTTCCCTTCTCTCCAGTAACCTCCTCGCTCCCCTTGCCCCTCACCCGGTACTCCACTGGGAAGGCTCTCAGGAGATCCTCACCAAATGGCTAACACCTCCATCTATGCGGGCTACGTTCCCCAGCCCGGCCGTTGGCACTCCGGGGTCAAGCTCGGCGGGGTCAACACCCCTCCCATCGAGTTCGACCTCGACCAGACCCTCCCGGACCTGGGTCGGGACCCCCTCTACCCGAACCGCGACTTCATCGTGATCCCCCGGGGCCGCTTCGTGGCCACCAAGTCGCTTGACCTCCAGTACGTGGGGGGCAAGAGCCTGATCACGGTGGCGAACGGGGTAGACCCGAACTACGCCCCGTCCTACGCGACCGGCACCGTGCCTTTCGGCTACGCGCCGTTCCACATGTATCGGACCTTCTCCGGCCTCCCGGCCGACAAGCCCCTCGGCGTCAAGCACGAGACCATCGAACTGCCCTACACCTCGGTGAACGACAGCTACAGCAACGCGCTGGGCCTCGGCACCCGGTTGACGGTCGGCGAGTGGGTGATGCCGTACTACGGCTCCGCCACCGCCAAGATCGGCACCCCGGTGGACAAGGGCAAGCCGGTGCGCTGGATCCCGCGCAAGGTCTACCAGACCACCGCGACGGCTTCCGGGGTGGTCCTCCTGACCTCCGCTCCGTTCCCCGCCTTCAAGCCCCGCATCCTGGCGGCCTTCACGGCGGCGGGCGTCCCGGTCTTCTCCGGTACCACCCAGCTGGACTACAGCGAGGCCAACGGCAAGTGGCAGGCCACCTTCGGCACGACCGTCACGACGGTCATGTACGAATACGGGGCCAGCGACGACCAGCGGATTGGCCAGATCGTCGGCGTCGAGCCGGTGGGCACGGCCAGCGGGCTGAACAGCACCAGCCATGACATCACGGGCTGGCTGAAGTGGATCACGGACAACTTCTCCGCCTGGGATTGGCCTCCGATCATGAACGTCCGGCCGACCAACACGGTCACGTCGGAAGTGGTCAGCATCGACGCCAACAACGAGGGCAACCTCGCTTACTACCCGGTGGTGCCGTTCCGCACCGTGACCGTGGTGGTCTCCGGTTCCATCGCAGAGCCGGATGGCACCACGACCACGCTGAGCAACACCACGATGGAGACGGCGGACACGCTGTTCTTCAACGACCAGACCCAGGGCAAGTACTACGACATCGACTTCCTGACCGGCCGGATCCGCTTCGCCTCGAACGTGACGGTCTACAGCTGCGCGGTGTCCTACTACTACGAAGGTAAGTTCCGCGACGGGCTCAAGTATGACGCCGGTATCCTCGGCCTGACGGACGGACTCAACTCCGGCCTCGTCGGCCTCCCGCCCCACCTGGACGTGGCGGGGGTGAAGGGCGTCCTCCGCATCATGGTCCTCTAAGGACCACCCCTCCCGGCTGGGGGCCCCCCGCCCCCAGCCACTCCCCTACTGCTACCGCTACCCCCTCCCCCTCTAAGGAGACCTCACCCCCATGTCTAAGAACCTGCACGACACGGTGACTGAGTCCCAGGCCTCGCTTCTAAAGAGCGTGTATGGCCCTGCGGACAACGCCGAGAAGCTCAGCGAGTACGCGGCTAAGTTCAAGCGCACGGAGAGCATGCTCTCTGAGCTGATGCAGACCGGTACTCGGGCGAAGCACAACGTTCCCGCCCTTGACCTTTCTGAAGCGGTCCACACCGCTGACTTCAAGATCCTCTTCCCCAAGGTCGTGCAGGATAAGCTGCAGCGGCCCCAGGAGCCGACCTACATCGGCCAGAGCCTCCTGGCGCGCACCATCCAGGTGGACGGCGCGAAGATTATGGAGTTCCCCACCCTCGGAGCCATTCGGGCCTTCGAGCTGGCGGACACCCAGGAGCCGCCCGAGCAGGACCCGGCGTTCAGCCGCAACATCACCGAGATCCGGGTGCGCCGGTTCGGTCTGAAGCTCGAAATGACCAACGAGGTCATCGAGGAGTCTCAGTGGGACGTGCTCAGCCTCTACACCGAGGCGGCGGGCGCGGCCATGATGCGGCTCAAGGAAGAGTTGATCTTCCGCGAGTACGAGGCGAACGCCCTCCCCCTGTATGACAACACCTCGACGGATGCCACCCGGCAGACCACGGGTGTCGGTGCCGACGGCTCGACCAAGAACGGCACGTTCGACCACATGGACCTCCTGGACATGATGGCGGCGATGGCGGCTAACGGGTACAACCCGACCGACGTGGTCCTCCACCCGATGTCCTGGGCCATCTGGGCGAAGGATCCGTATCTCCGCTACCAGATCCTCCACCAGGGTGGCATCGGCCAGACGGTCGGCAACTTCAACGGCAACACCGCCAACATGAATGCCAACGTCTACGTGCCGTTCGGCCTGAATGTGGTGGTCACCCCGTTCCAGACGGTCAGCTTCAACACCACCCTCAGCACCGGGATCACCTCCCCGGGCGCGGGCAACTACACCACGATCAGCCTCGTGGACCGCAACAGCTCGATCCTCGTGCTGCAGCGGACCCCGATGTCCCTGGTGGAGTTCGAGAACCCGATGCGGGACATCCGGACCCTGATGTTCCACGAGAAGTACGGTCTGGCCCTCCTGAACGGCGGACGCAGCGCGGTCACCGCGAAGAACGTCCGGATCGACCTGAACCAGAAGCCGGTCTTCTCCTACCGGACGGTTTCCGCCTAAACCAGTCGAGGCCCCGGTCTCACTGCCACGACACGGGGGCTACCCACCGCAAGGTAGGTGCCCCCGTGCCTTTGAATCCTCTACCCACCCCACCTGGAGAACCCGATGGCCTACGCGACCAGTGGTGATGTCCATGCGCCTGCTGCCAACACGGCAGCGATTGTCACTTATGCCGCCGCCGGAGTAGGCCGAGCCCATGCGCTGCTCGGCGTCTCGGTCAGCTACAACGCCGACCCCACGGGCGGGAACTTCAAGATCGAAGACGGGGCCGGAAACATCGTCTTCACCCAGGACCTCCCGGCCAAGGGCGTCTACCAGTTTCAGTTTCCCTCCCCCTGTATCGGCCGGGCCAACCAGGCCCTGATCCTCACCCTCGCCGCTGGTGGGGCCAGCTGCACCGGTAAGGTGTCGGTGACCGGCCACCGGGTAGAGACGATCTCTACCTACGACGCCCCTGCTACGGCTTACGTCGTCCCCACCGGGCCCGCCATCCCCAACTCGATCACCTAATAGGGGGACCTGATGCCGAACAACTCCCAGTACCTGGCGGTGGTGGGCTACGCGCCCACCCTCCAGGTGACCAACGTGGGGATCCTGCCGGAGATCCAGGTCCGGTTCAACATCCCGGTAGACACCACGCTGGTCAACACCTCGGAAGGGTTGAACCGGTATGTGGTCCTGGTCAATGTAGACACCGACGACACGGTCGCGGTGGAGTATGTGGGGTGGGACAGCGTCAACCGGATCCTGACCTTCCAGCCCGAGACCGCCCTAGAGCCCCACGCCACCTATCAGGTCACCCTCCGGAAAACCCTCCAGAGCAGCGAAGGCCGCTCCATGACCCAGGACCGGGTCTGGGTCTTCGGGACCGCTGCCGCCGAGGTCACCCAGGTGGTCCTCCGCAGCCCCGGCGATTCCACGGCCTGGCGGACGGCCCCCCGGTTGGAATGGAGTGGGGTCTCGGCCTCCGGGTCCGTGACCTACGACCTCCAGCTCCACACCGATTGGGAGTTCCACGCCCCCCTTTTCTGGGCCACCACCCTGACCACCAGTGGGTCCGGTGGGATCCTGGCGGCCGACATCGCGACCGCCCTGGACGAACGCTCCACCTACTTCTGGCGGGTCCGCGCCCGCACCACCGGGACCTCCGGGGAGTGGTGTGACCCCTGGTCGTTCTACGTGGGCCGT